AGCGAGTTCAGGCCTAAAACTTCTAATCCCACAAGGTAGCGTTCATGACATTGAAGAATTAGAAAGGGATTGGGCCAACCCGAATGCTACAATCGAATATGACCCTTCGTTTGGGGAACCACACTTTCCTTCACCTCAACCATTAGCATCTTCTATTATGCAATTACCTCAATTAATAGAAAGATATATAGATTTAAATATGGGTATATTTGAGATGATGCAAGGAAATACAGAGGCTGCTCCTAGAACTTATTCTGCAACAATGATGATGGAAGATTTAGGACAAAGAAGGAGTAAGTCTAAATTAAGAGACATTGAAGGAAGTATTAAAAGGTTAGGTAGGGTTGTTTATAATCTATCTAAAAGTCATTATGATTATGAAAAAACGTTTAGAGTTGTACAGCCTAATAACGATATAGATGAATATACTGTTAATAAAAGGCTCCTTGATGATAAATCCAAAGAAATACAAACTATTGAAAACGATTTAACTGTTGGTCAATTTGATATCAGGGTGATAGGCAACTCTACTATGCCTTCTAATAAGTGGGGAGAATGGGAAGTTTATATGCAAGCATATCAAGCTGGTCTTATCGATAGAGTTGAAGCTCTTAAGAAAACAGAAATATTTGATAAACAGGGAGTATTACAAAGGACAGATGAAGTGGGTAAATTACAAGGTATGATACAACAAGCTGAAGAACAAATTAAAAAACTTTCTGGAGATTTACAAACATCTCAAAGAGAGACTATACAATCTAATCAGAAAGTTGAAGTAGAGAAATTTAAAGGAAGATTAAAAGAAGTAGAGTTAGGCCAAAAGGCAGATTCAAAAATTCAAGCTGGAAGGCTTGGTGATGCGGTGAAACTAGAGCAACAGAGATTACGTAAAAAAGCTTTGGATGATGAAAAAGCTAAAAAAAAGCGTAGTTAACTGTGGTGAGACATCAAAAAGGAGAAAATAAATGAATAGTGACAATCTTAATAAACAAGGTCAAATCACTGGGAAGGACATAGGTGATGATGCAAAAGGGAGTTCTTGGGAAAAACAGGCCAAATATTTTCAATCCCAAAAGGACAAACTCTTTGAAGAAAATAGGTCTTTAAAACAATACGAAAAACTTGGACAGGCTTTAAAAGCTAGACCTGATGTTGTTAACGCAATAAAGGAAAAGCTTTCAAATCCTGAAGAAGTTCAATTGAAAAGACCTGATAATTTTGACCCTTGGGAAGCCTATAATGACCCAAAGTCCGAATCTTATAAGTTTAGACTAGAA